AAAGAAACGACGATGCGGTCGCCGTCCGGTTTTGCGGACGCGAGAAGCGTGCGCGTGGCTTTCGAGCCGGCGATCATTCGGCCACCTCCTCAGCCGGCTTCGTTTTTTCGCCAGCGGCCGCAGCGAGGTCCTGCATCGACGTAGTGCACGGCAGATCGTGCTCGACCCATTCGCACTTGCCCCGCTTACGGAGATCGACGGCCAGATCAAGCGGCACGTCGAGCACGTCGCCATGCTTGGCGTGCGTGCCATGATCGAGCGTGAAGGCGACCCTGCGGCCAGTGTCGGAGATGGCGCGAATGCGCTGAATTCGGGGTTTTCTGATCATTGCTTCGCTTTCTTCGGTGAAGCGGTGGTGCCTGCTTCCCTGGCTCTCTGTTTTCTCTTTCGATCGCGGGCTTTCTCGCGGCGAATTTCGTCGAGACGAGCCGCGACGGCGGCGGACAGGTCGGCCAACTCGCGGGCGGTAAATGCCTCACAAACGGCCACAGAAGGGCTCTCAGGCGGCTTTGTCTTCGCCATGGGGCCGATTCGTACCGTCGAGCAGAGCGTGGATGTCGAGTCGAGCTGCGCCGCATTCGTCCATTTTCTTGGACGGCACGACAGCTCGACAGTTTGCGGTGAGGCGCTTCGCCAGCGCAGGCACGGCCTCGCAGGTGCGACGCGCCGCCGTGGCGTGTTCGAGGGCTGCCGTGGCGGCGGTGACGGCCGCAGCGAGAGGGGGCAGCACGCGGACTATAGCGACGGAGACCTCATCGATGAGGCGGCCGGCCTCAGCGTCGGCAGCGACGGCAGGGTGGGCCTCTAGGGCCCGTGCAAAGGCCTCTTCGAGCGCTGGCAGGCGGCAGGTCGCTACCTCATCGCCGATGGCTTCCAGGCGCTCGGCCTCGATCGAGAGGCTACGTGCGAGGCTTCGCAGCGATTTCGCAGTGCCGGAGAAGCCAGCGGTTCGGCCACGCAAAGGGGCAAAAAACATGCCCTCAGTGTCGCAGTTCGCAGGTTTTCGCCCTCTTGTGGCTTTTCCGATTCCGGTTTACCGGACGAAAACGACAGTAATCGCGACAACCACGCCGCAGCTTGTCGCGTCACGCGCCGAACCTGCAGGGCCTCTCACACATGATCCGCCGAGGGGGGTTGCTCCCCGCAAGTGGCGCACGGGGAGGAAGTACCTTTGGCCCCCGGGGGGTCAGGCGGGGGTGCCCAGGGGGGTCGGCGGCCTCCCACGCCAGGCCTCCCACGCTCGCCAGGTAGCACCGGCCCTAGGTACCCGCGCCCAGGCCTCGCCCACTCGCACGGCAAGAGGCAGCGGCGGGGTCAGGAGTCGCCCGGCGCAAACCGCGGGCAGGTCTGGACTCAGCGAGTCCACGGGCGCCAGGTCCTCCTTCTGCGCGTTGCGGCGGGCTGCTAGCTCGCGCACGGCCGCGACCGACTCGGGATCGGGGCCGTATCGCTTCGCTTCCGTGGTCCCAGATCCCCCCGTTTTTCCTAACGGCTCGTTAGGAGAACATTGCGGATCTGGGACCACCGACGCGGGGTGACGGTTTCGGATGCGGCTCGCGTCGATGCCCATGCGATCGAGGATCTCGGTCGCCAATCGGATTGGGTAGGCCTTGCCGGGCGAGCGATGTCCGGCCCACCTGCCACCGACCACGCCCAGCACCGCCGCCAGCTCACGCACTGGTTCAAGGCGCTGACGCAGCGCGAGGGCCTCGTCCTCGGTCCATTCGTGCGTGGTCCAGTTGCGCCCGTCGGCGAGGTGCCGGTAGAGCGCCATGCGGGCCGCATCGTGTCTGCGCATCACCTGGTTTCGCTCGCCGTCGCGATCGGGCCTTGCGAGGCCCAGCACGGCCGCGGTGAATCGATCCCACTTCGCCGGACCGCGGCCCTCGTCCCATGCCTCGACGTCGGCCGCCGTGATCGGTGTGCGCCAGCCGATGCCCAAGGCACGGCGGATTGCCGCCTTGCGAAGCGCGTAGGTGATCGCGTCTTGGAGCTCTGCACCGCGAATGAACGGAAACACGTAAGCGGACACCGGATCGTTGCGGTCATCATTGAGGCGCTGCGCGTCGGCAGGAGAGAGATCGGCCGCCGCGAGAGTCTTGGCGAGCTTTTCGGCGGCGAGTGTCGCTTTGATTTCCTTAGCGGCGCCACTCTCAGTTCGTTCGTATTTTACGCGATCGATCGTCCAGCCGTTGTGTGCCAACGCGTAGACCAATGTCGCCGCGAAGTCGCGTCGCGCTGCAGCCTGCTCGGCCTCAATGGCCGTCTGAAATCGATCGTATGCGGTGAGGCCTTGCCCGTCGCTTAGGGCGTCAAACACTGCTTGAGTGCTCTCGGCGTCGAGCTCACGATCGCCGGCGTTGTTATTGATTAAGCAGATCGTCCAGCCCTTCAAGTAACGAACGCGCCCAATCATCTGCAGGGCCGATGCTGGCGTGATCGCCCGGCCCGAAAAGAATGCAAAACCGGCCGTAAAGTGCTTTTCGACGACTTTCGAGAGTGCTTCACTCTCACGCTCGCCGTGCTCGATCGATACCCCAGCGTCGATCGTGGCGGTGTGAATGATGCAATCGTAACGACGCGATTCGGCCTCAGGCGATGCGATAAAAGCAGCCTGATCCGGCGCGTCTCGGTTGTCGCCGGTCAGAACAAGCACGCGCTTTTCGGGCAGGGCAGCGGCAAGCATTCGCGCGATCTCATGGGCGCGATCTTTCGATTCGCACGGCACGATTGCCCGGCCGCCGTTGGCGAGTTCACCGAAAAGCTGCGCAAAGGTTGGTAGGTATTGATCGAGGCCGAACGCGATCCGAGCGGTGCCGCGATCCGTGGGCGGCTGCATGGTGATTATGTGAAATTTCTGCTTCGGCCTGCAGGCCTCCAGGAACCGCAGCGAGGCGGGGGATAGCGTGGCATCCATCGCCACGATGGTCGTCGTGGGGTTGCTCAGCTTCGCCGCGAGGGCATCGAACACGTCGGCGGGTGATCGTCGATCGGCACACTTCGCCCGCTTGTTGGCGAGGGCCTTACTCGTCTGATCCCATTCATCCAAGATCGCCAGATCGGCCGCATCGTAGTGCTCGGCATGGCGCTGTGCGGCGAATGAGTTCACGCAGGCGACGAGCGTCTGCACGTCGCCGTCGATCTCGGCATGATCGCGGTAGAACGCCGCGCGATCGAACCGACGCTCTAGCTCGCGCGCGAGCGTCTCGCGGTGCACAATGGCGAACGCTTTGCGGTCGGCAGCAGCTTGCAAGAGCGGTGCTGCAACCCGTTGCGTTTTCCCGCTCCCAGTGGGGGCAGAAATCAGCGTAACGGCACCTGGCGTGGCCATAGCGGCAAGATCGAGGCCGTCGAGAGTAGGCACGATTTCGAAGTGATGCAGGTCGCTCACGTCGTCGCTCGTCAGCACGAGCGACGAGAGGCAGGCCTTGCGGCGCGTATCGATCCGCCAGCGCGCGTCCTCGGTGATGCTGTTGCGCGTTTCGTCGGTGATCTTCGCGGAGTCGCAAAGCTCCTTCACCATGCGCAGCGCTGTGCTGGCATCGTGCAGCACCGGCACGCATCCGGCGACGTAACGCGCCGCGGCGAGAGTCTCGGCATCGGGTGGCGCGCCAGCGTCGATGCGCGAGCGCAGCTCTTCGATGGTGCGAGCGGGCTTGGCGATCTGCGATGCGGCCGAGCGCAGATCATCGGACGCCGAACGAGGCAGCCGTGCGATGTTTTGCGGGGTCAGGGCGCGGCGTAGATGTGCGGCCGTGGCGTCCTTGCCCTCGGCTTCGAGCACGTCGTGCCAGTCCGCATTATTCGTCGCCTGATATGCCGTCGGCATCGGCAGCCAACCGATCCCGGCCTTATCCACGGCTTCCTTTTTGACCTCATTGCCCGCATCGAAGGCCGCGAAGACGGTGCGATTGTCTGCCGCGATCGACGTCGCTACGTCGAGGATCTGGTCCTTGCCGAAGGCGACGACGGCAGTGATGCTCGCGTCGTCGAGCGCGTGCTTGATCGCAAAGGCAGTGCCTATGCCTTCGACGACGACGATGGTGCGAGCCGATCGCTCGCCGATCCAAAAGCGCATGCCCTTGGCGACGGTGTCGGCGAGCGTGTATTTGCCCACCCCGCTGCGAGGGATCCACTGCAGCGATTGCAGCTCGCCAGCGGCATCGTAGCCTGGCACCACGAGCGCATCGACGGGGCTTTTGCTTCCGAGACCGGTGCTCTCGGCCGTCGCCAGGTAGAGTCCCGCGGTGAAGGCCTCGCCGTGCTTGCGCGCGATGTAGGCGTGATGCCCATCCGCGCTCTGGTATGGCAGACACGTCGCCAGCACGCGAGCCGCTTTGCTTGCGCTGCTTTGCTTGCGCTCGGTGAGCTGCAACCTTGCAGCTTCCTCATCGTACCGCCGCAGATCGGATACCTGCAGGGTGCCCACCCACCCACACTTTCGCGCCAGCTTTTCGAGTTGTCCCGAGAGGGTTGCGCCGCCGTGGGCCTTGAACCCCCATTCGGATTTAGGCGCCGTCGTGTTGTAGGCGCCGGTGCTCTCGGCCCAACGCTCGTAGTCGGCCAGCGAGATGCCGAGCAGGCGCGCATCCACGGCGATTGCCAGGCGCGTTTTTTTCTTGCGGCCACCAGCCCGGATCTCCGCGACTTCCTCGCGGGTGATGGCCTTGAGCGCCTCTAGCGCCGATGTCGCTAGAGGTCGCGTCGCGCCGTTCGCGGCGGGCGAGGGGTTGTGTGCTGCTTGGGTGAGTGACTTTGCTTGGCTCGGCAAGGGCGCCTTTTCGAGGCGAACCAAAAACAGGGCTTGATTGCGCGTGGCCGGGCGGGCAGAATCTACGCACCACCGTTGATTCTGCGTCGTTCCGGCTGTTTCGGCTCGACGTCAAGCCCCAAGGCCTTGCAGGGCCAAGGGGCTTTTCTTTTTTCAGCCTCGCAGAAAACGCCAAAGCAGCGCAAGGCCTATCTGCGCGACAGATCTCGCCGTATATCCTCGCAGAATATACACGCGCGCGTGATCTGCGAATCAGCGCAACGCCTCCGCAGCGCACCTGTGAGCCTCGTTTGCCAGCTGCTCACGGGCTCGCAGGTAGCCCGCTGCCACTTGTGCCGAGCGGTGGCGCGTCGCTGCCATGATCTCGCCCAGAGAAACCCCGCCACGCGCAGCGACAGTGGCCAGCCCACTGCGCAGCGAATGGGCGCCGTAGGCCGCGGGATCGTGGCCAGATAGCGCAGCAGCTCTCTGCACAAGCCGCGCAATCGTTCGCTCGCTGCACGCGAACACGAACCCCACCCCACCTGACTCGGCTCGCCAGCGTCGCAGCCACGTCGCGGGGCAGGTCTCCGCGTGGCCGGTCGCGGGCACGGCGGATCGCTGGTCGCTGCCGGTTTTCGTCTGGCGCAGCACGAGCACGAAAGACCCGCTCGCTTGATCTTCTTCGAGGTCGCTCCACGCGAGACCAGTGAGCTCGCTTCGCCGTAGCCCGGTAACGAAGCCCACCGCAAGCAGGGCTTTCTCGCGGATTGAAAACCCGTCGGACCGCAGCGCGGCCGAGATCATAGCGGGGCTTGCCGCGGCCTTCTTGCTGCTAGCCGCCGCCGTCCGACTCACCCCGGCGAGCAGCCGACCGATCGCCGGATCGCCGACGGGCGAGGCGAAACAGCGTTCACGATGCCACCGCGCAAGCGTAGTTGCACGGCGGCGAATCGTCGCAGCGGCCAGCCCAGCGGCCACCATGCCACCGAGATAGGCCGCGAGCTCGGCAACGGCCAGCGGCCGGGCGGGGTCGTCTGGCCAGCTGATGCCATGCGCCGCAAACCACCGGCCAGCGTGTCGCAGGTCGCTGGCGATGGCCCGGCGGGTGTTCGCGGCGTCGGCCTGCTCGACGGCACGGGCCGCCGTTTCGAGGGCAAGTCGCAGGCTTTCGGCGGCGAGCGGGGCGAGCATATCCCCGCGGACTCTAGCCGGTTCGTTGGCCGATAACACGCATTATCGGACAAGCAGGGGTGGCACCGGTCAGTGCCACTCACTCGCCAGACACCCGCCAAGCCGCGAAGTCGCGGGCGCGGGCCAAGTGGGCATCATTCACTGTAGCGACGGCCAGCGCGAGAAGCAGATCCGCCGCTACCTGCAGTGGCTCGCCGTGATCGTCCGATTGCTCGTAGTGCTCGCGGAGCTCTTCGAGTAGCGACGCCAGGCGATAGGCAGCCTCGTCACGGTCACCGAGATCGAGGTTGAACGCCTGGCACGGCGCAGTGCCAGCGAGCGCCACGAGTACCCGATCACCGGGGCGGACGGTGATCTGCGCCTCAACGATCCGATCCACCGTCGCGGGGTCGAGCACCTCCGTCGCCCGCGCGAGCGCGAGACGAAGCGAGCGCGAACTCACGGCGCGACCTCAGCAAGACGACGGCGAGACGCTGCGCGACGACGGGTCCGTCGAAGCTCTCGGAGCTCGCGGTGTTTTTGCAGCGCCCATGCCAGGGCGTACGCGGGCGAGCACCGAAACCGCTCTGCGAGCGCGTCGGCGAGGTTTTCCGGTTTAGCGGACAGCGGCAGGCGGATCATGTCCGCGCGACCATCCGCAAACCACGAGACTCGCAAGTGATCGGCATCGTGCTCGCGGATCGTCACTTCCGCCGACAGCATCGCCACGTCGAGACGGCGATCGCCGTCGTTCGTTGGCTCGCTGCGCCGTGCTTCGCTGCGAAGCGCCGCACGGGCCAGCACGGCTCGATTCGCTGCACGGCGAAACATCGCTTCGATCGGTGTACCCCTCACCAGCTCGCGGAGGATCACGGCGCAACCTCCCAGATGCTCGACGAGACCTCGGGCAGTAGCGCGTGGCAATCGAGGGCGACCGTCACAAACACATCACCGCGCTTATTGACCGCATCGATCACGAGATCGATCTGTTCATGCACGGCCACGCCAACGCGCGACCAGTCCGCCACGAACGTTTTCGCGGTCGACGCGGTGAGGTCAGCCGGTACGCCAGCGGCCCGCAAAACGCCGTCTTGCGCCACCGCAGCGCCGTTTCCAGCGGTGCCGACGAGCGCCCGAAGATCGCCGAAGCGACGGCCGGCCGCTGCAGCGGCAGCGAGGGTATATACCGTGGGTGAGGCAGCCGTGATCGCGGCAAGCAAGACCTCATCGACGGCGCGGGCGATACCGTGGACGATCGCATGCGAGAGCGCGGCGAAGATCCCCGCGTCGTCGCGTCGCGTCGCGTGCGAGATCTTGCACCGGAAGCTCTTGCGAACCGCAATCGTCGAGCCGTAGCCGAGCGAAACATAGGCGTCTTTTACCGGGATCGATGCGACGGCAGCATCGGCCGTATCCGCGGCCAGATTCGCAGACCACGTGATTGCCGGGTTGTGGGCGGGCTCTGCCTGCGTCGCAAAAGGGGCAGGATCCACGATTCGCAGAAGCTTCGGGTAGATGGCGAGGCCTCGGGCTTTCGCCTCTGCGTCGTCGAGCTCGCGGTACGGCAAGAGGTGCGCGCCGAGCTGCAGCGTGCGAGCACTCGCAAGCACAGCTTCTTTGAGGCGCCAGTGCTGCCCGGTCGGCATCACCTCGCCGACTCGCAGCGACGGGGCGAAGTCATCCCACGCGAGCGTGGTGAGGGTCGCTGGCTTCTTCGGATCGTGAAGCTTCGCGCCGAGCATGGCCGCTGGCGCTGCCTTCTCGCCGACGATCTCGGCAAGCTGCGCGGCGATGCTGCGACGCTCAATCGTTGGTGCTCCAACGGTTTTGGTCAGCGATCGGCCCACCCCCACGGTAAAATCTGCAGGGACGCTCACCGATGAGATCTCATACGGCCGCCACCTGGTGACGCGATAAACCGGCTCGCCATCTCGCACGCCCTCTTGCCGAACATCGATCACCTCGTACCCCACAGAGATCGACGGACGGATCCCGTCGAGCATGTCTTGCTTGGTCGTCTGGGCTCGTTCTGCTGCCGAGAAGCGCAGCAGGGCTTTGCCGCGTCGACGCGTTGCGTCGAGCTCGGCATGATCCACGACACCGATCTGCGAAGTCGTGTCGTGATCCATCAAGAGGGGCGCAGCGGCCTTCAAGCGCGAGAAATCAATCGAGCCCGGGCTATGGTCGAGCACTTCCCACCCGTAGGATCGCAGCACGGGCTCTTCGCTGGAGAAAGAAACGACGATGCGGTCGCCGTCCGGTTTTGCGGACGCGAGAAGCGTGCGCGTGGCTTTCGAGCCGGCGATCATTCGGCCACCTCCTCAGCCGGCTTCGTTTTTTCGCCAGCGGCCGCAGCGAG